AGATCTTGAACTTCTAAAAGAAGTTGCAGTTCCGTCCTCAACTCCGGCTTGAGTGTCGTGGTGATCTGTATGAATAACAAACATTGGTTTACCGTGAGCAAAATCAACTAAAACAGGCATTATATCACCTTTAGCGTCTAATTTTTTAATTGCAAACTCTTTATCTCCATATTGAATAATTTCAGCATCCACAACATTTATGTTATTTGACTCTAAATATTCTTTCATCGCAATGGCGGTTGTTACACCATCTAAATCTTGATGAAAATAAATTTTTGCTTTAGGGTATCTTTTTGATAAATTTTTGATGTCTCTAATCCCCGATTCTTTAATTAGTCTTTTCATACTAAATAAATACCATATAAAATAAAAAATCCCATTTATGAAAATGGGATTTCTTTTATTTGACCTAATGTTTTAAAATATTCAACTCTTGTTTTGGCAATCTCAGTATAATTTGGCGATAACTCAATACCCAACCATCTACGCCCCAATATCTCTGCAGCTACCAAACTTGTTCCTGACCCAGCAAATGGGTCTAATACTACATCGTTTTTGTAGGACAATATTTTAATCGCCTTTGTTGGGATGTCCATTGAGAAGGTCGCCTTGGTGAGTGATTTAGTATCTGCAAAGTAATTCCACTGACCAAAAACAAGTTCCATAAATTCTTTCTTATCTTGTTCTTCATATACCACTTTATTTTTTATGGTTCCATCCTCCTGAATAATTTCAGTTGGTGTTCCCTTCCACTGTGGTTCTCCTTTAACCTTTTTTATGTGTAATTTTTTATACGCCAAAATAACACATTCTTTTGGATTATATATATAAGGACTTGACGGTGACATCCAAGATCCCCACGCAGTTGTTTTACTACGATGAGGTGATTGTTCTTCAAGGTCAACAATACCAAAGAACCCAAACCCTATCTCTTTCATTATTTGATACATCTCAGAAACAAAAAAGATTCTTCCTCCTTTCTTTTGTCTGTTAATTTCATACGGTATGTTTAACGCAATTCTACCATCATCTTTTAACACATTATAGGCTTCAGTTAACCAATTCCTTGCAAAGACCAAGTATTCTTGAAACTCCACGTCATCATCATGAGTATCATAAGCAATACCAACACCGTATGGTGGTGAGGTAACAATTAAATCAACACAACCTTCAGGTAAGGTTTTCATCACTTCAACACAATCTCCAGTTATTATTTTTCCTGTTTCTATCATATTATTTTTTATATTGTCTTTCCAAGTAATCGAACAAATTTAAAAACTTTGGTGTTTCTCCATCTTTTTTAAGGTAATAATCCCCCATTTTAAAACAATTAAGTCCGTACTTTCTATCATGACCTAACCTATCCTCAACGTGTTTAATTTCAACTTCTTTATTTAGAATATAAGAAATCTTTTTAATAATGTCCAAATTTGTTAATCTAAAAGTTGTCCCAATATTATATATGTCATTTACAACCTCATCATCAAATAAAAGATCACAAATAACTTTAACATTATCATAAACATACATCCACTCCCTTACTTGTTTACCATCACCGTATACCGGTATTGAGTTTCCATTATTAATGGATCTAGCAATTGTTGGTAAAAATTTCTCCTCAAACTGGTGTTCGCCAAAATTATTACATGTTCTTGTAATTAAGTATGGTAACCCATAAGTCCTATTTGCTGCCAAAACCAACATATCTGATGCGGTTTTAGTTGCGGAATAATATGAACTTGGTTTTAAATGGTCAGTTTCTAACGCAGTATGGTTAATTGCAATATGTTCATCCATATCACCATATACCTCATCGGTTGAGATATGTATAAACTTTTTAAGTTTTTTATTTTTTCTTGATATCTCAAGTAGATTAAAGGTTCCTTCAACATTTGTTCTAACAAACGGTAACCCATTAGTAATTGAGTTATCTACATGTGATTCGGCAGCAAAGTGAACAATGTAATCAAACTCACCAAGATCCTCACTTGTAACATTACATATGTCTTTATGTAAAAATGGTACATTGTGTTTAAGGTTTTTTCTACGACCAGCATATGTAAGTTTATCAACACAAAGAACATCACATTCAAAGTTATCTAATAGGTGATTTATAAATGCGGAACCTATAAATCCGGCACCTCCTGTTACTACTATTCTCATTTTTTCTCTAATGTTTCAATATGATGTTGCAAATACCAAAGAGCCTTTTTAAGGTCCTCAAGTTCTTTGTCTTTATTTTTTTTACCTGCTCTTGATATGTATTTTACGGTGTTCCCTAAACTAAAACCCAAATCCCAAGCATCAATGACTTTGATTGCTTCGTATGGATTTTCTTCACCACCGTAATGGTTGGGGTGATTAACTTGTTCCATTTAAATCGTTTCTTTTTCTTTTTTAAAATTTTCTGAGATTTTTTTCTGATTAATATATGAAATCAGTTTTCTTTTAAAGATAGGTAACAATGTTTCCTGTATTGGAAAAATCCCTTTACTTGTCATTTCAAAAACCGGTAACTTATTATTTTCAGAATTCCATATTGAAAAATTATTAATTATTTTCGTAAATGTCAAATCTTTAACGTCAGAATAAATTAAATTTACCTTTGTTTTACTTTCCATGGAACCTTTGGCCGCCGGTTTTATGTTATATTCCCAAACATGTATTTTATTATCTGATGTGTTGTTGAAGTAGAAGTACCCGGTGTCTGACAGGGTTTCTTTTGCTCTTCTATTTGGTTTTATGTCCACATTCTCATAAACTATTGTCCAAACAGATTTTGCTATGTTAAAATACTCTAACATTCTAGGGGCACTATAACTTAATATTTGTATAAATTCTTTTGATTCATCATCATTTAGTTCGGGTATCTCTTTTAACTTTAGATCCTTAACTAATAACTCATCGTCTACTGAGTCTAATTTCTTATTTGTGTAGATAATTTTTTTATCTTTAATAAGTGTCTGCAAATTTGCGAGATGTAATGAAAGTTCTATAAACCCAGGATAAAGTTCCATCTTATCGAGTTTATCTCCCATTTTTTGAAAGTACGACAATAATTTATATTCTTTGTGTTCTCTGTCAATTGGTTTTTCGAACATCCAATCGGTGTCCATCAAAAATTCTATTTTCTTTTTTCTTCTCATTTGACATAATAATAATCATAATTTGTTAATCAGTAAATATTAGTCTATTCTCATTACAACATAATCAGTACCATTGATGTTAACTGTATCATAAGTACCATCATAACCATTTAAATCACCATAATCCCCATTTCTAACTAAATCATCTAATAACTCTCTTGTATCAATAAAATCGAAAATATCCCCACCCATATTATCTAACCATCCGGCTGGATCATAACCTATCTCATTTTCTAAGTAATTATCAACCGCCTCTTCAATACTACTTTCGTCAGGATCCCCATCAGGACTTTCTTTTATATCATCTATCTCTGAGTCTATTTCACTAATCCTATTTTCACGATCGGTTTCATGTTCTTCGGTGTCCTCATCGTCATATAATTGTCTTGGTGGAACAACTTGACCCTCCTTATATAATATCGAATTATTTCCTTCTCTTCTATATTGTAATTCATTATCCTCAGAATCATAAAAATCAAATGTTCCGTCTTTTTCTTTTGATGGGTACATAATTGGAGCCCTTACTCCTTCGTTTTCGTAAACCCATTTTTCCATTTCTAGTAACCAAATTTCTTCTTCTTGAGAATTACTTAATTCTTTTTCAACCCCGTAACTATCAGGTTCATCTCTTATCCATTCTTCTACAGAATCCCTATAATATTCTTTTATTTTATCTTCATCAACATAACTTGATAGAGTTTCTTTAGAAAAATAATTATCAAGGTCATCAATTTGTTGTTCATAATAATCCTCCAATGAATCATCGGCTTCCCTATATTCACCAACCGCAAATCTCATTTGTGTTGACAATGACTCAAACTCGGCCAAATTATAATGGGAACCTGCCGGATATAGATCATATACATCAACTCTATCTGATAATAAATCATCTCTTTCTTCTTCAAGTTCTGATTGTTTGTCTGTAATCTCATCAAATTTTTCACTATAGTTTTCGTCACCAGAATCTAAATTTTCTTGTTCTTCCTCAAGTGATTGTATTTCTTCTTCTATTTCTCTTACCCTTTCTTTATCATCATCATCAAGAGATTGTAAATGACCGTCATTTACCGCATATTGAAAAACCGCATTGGCTCTTGGACTTTCGTAACCAGTATTTTCTATATCCCAATCACCATCTTCTCTTTTTTCATTTTGTTCATTATATTTGGCTTGTAGTTGTCTTCTTTCAATAACCTTTTCGTAAGGGGTTTGCCAAAAAGTTTTATGTCCCGTAACCTTAACATCATCCAATGATTTAACATTTGTGTATGAAACATTCAAACCTCCTTCAACCTCAATGTCCCCAATTTTATAAATCTTTTGTTTACCATCAACATTACTAAGATTAAGGTCACCTTTAACAACAA